TAGAATTAAAACCAGTTAAAGAATTTTGGGATGAGGGTATGGGGTATGATTTCCAACTTAGCCCATTTTCAAGACCTCAAGACCGCGATTTTAATGAAGAACCATCAAACTGGTTTAATGGTACCTACGTCAATGAATTTTTAACACCTGGTGTTACATTAGGTAATAGATTAGCCCTACAACATTTCGATAGGGGTAATGAGGATGTTTTAATGGACATCACCGATTTTGTTAATGATGTGATAACTACTGGAACAACAACGGGTATAACAACTGGAATCACAACGGGTATAACAACTGGGATTACTACGGGTATAACAACTGGAATCACAACGGGTATAACAACTGGGGTTACCACAGGAATCACCACTGGAATCACAACGGGTATAACAACTGGTATTACAACAGGTATAACAACTGGTATTACTACGGGGGTAACAAGTAGTTACAATGGTTTTTGTTTAAAATATACGGATCCATATGAATCTTTAGTTTTTGACGATTCTAGAGCGTATGTTTTAGGTTTATTCACAAAGTATACCCAAACGTTTTTTGAACCTTTTATTGAAACACATTATAATGATCACGTTGTTGACGATAGAGTTGATTTCTTTTTAAATAAAGTAAACAGACTGTATCTTTATGTAAATATTGACGGAAAACTGACTAACTTAGACGAATTACCAACATTTACAATAAATGGGATTGTAACAATAAACCCATTTATCGTTAAACAACAAACAAAGGGTGTTTATTACGTTGAATTTTTTGCATCGAGTGAAGTGTACGACTCTTATACTGAATATAAAGATGTTTGGTCTAACATAAAAATTAATGGTGTTAACAGGCCAGATATAAAACTACGCTTTGTACCAAAAGAAGATAACGATTATTACCAACTTGGTTCAGATGTTTCCGAACCAATTAGATATGGCGTATCGGTTAGTGGTATTAAGAGAGAAGAAAAAGTAAATCAGGGTGAAAAAAGACGTGTTAATGTTCATCTTAGAAAACCATACACAGTTGAGCAACAAGATGTAAAAACAAATGTGTATTACAAATTGTATATAAAACAAGGGCCAAATGTTATTGATATACTTGATTGGCAACCTGTTAACAAACTTTACAACTCAAATGCTTTTAACATTGATACCACGTGGTTGGTACCACAAGTATATTATGTCGACATTAAAGTTGAAAGAAACGATGAAATTAACGTTTATAATGAAGAATTAAAATTCACCGTATTAAGTAAATTAAAAGGATAATGGTATTAACATATATTAACCCGCTTAATAAAAACTACAAAGGTCAGTACACCTATGAGTTTATATTTTCAAAGACAAATGAAATAAACTTTGGTGATGACTGGGATGTCTCACCAGCTGCTAGTGGAACACTAACACCACCACCAATTGACGATATTGAGACCGTGGCTATATTAAAAACAAATGATATTGAATTAGATTTGGCGATTTATTCAGATAATTTTTCAATGTATGATTGTGTTGAAAACGTTATAGCTATGGGATGGGAAAAAGAGTCACCAAATAATGAAGTTAGACTTGTGTTTCATTTTGGCGAATCATATGAGAGTGTAAAAAAGAAACTATACAGTAGAGATAAAATAATTATAATGATAAAAATTCCAGAAAATGAAGAAATCTGATTTTATAAAAAAATTAAAGGAAAATAAAGAAGCACCAAGCGTTGGCGATATCGAAAAAGCCTCACAAAATGTTGAAAAAATGGGTACGATTGTTAAACAATTTGGCGACCATATCCAATCATTAAAAGATATGGGCGTATTAGGTGAAGATTTTGATGCATCAAAAGACTATGAATCTGAAACTGAATTTTTTAGTGACATGATTGATCACCTAATGTATAAAAAATACAATATGACGTACTTTAAACCTGTTGAGGTAAAACAACCAACGGCCAAACCCGAAGAACCAGAGATTAAAGATCCACAATTAAAAATTGATTTTCCTAAAGAAAAAACTTACGATTTCGAAAAAGAAGAGGAAACGAAACCAATTTCACAAATGTCTGATTCTGAGTTTAGGGATACCATGGATAAAAAAATGATGTTTGGTGGTAGTAATTCAATATTTTATGTGGTAAATTTAATTAAAAGGGGAGTTGAAGAGCTTAAAAATAATCCAGAATCTGGAAAAAATGCGTTAAGACCCGCTTATATAGCGTTACAAGACATAATTAGAAAAAATCTTGAAGAAAATTTTGCGGATTCAAAAATCTTCACTATTATTGCAGAGGCAGAAACGCCAAAAATTAGTAAAAAAGAAATTTTAGAATACTTAAACCGCAATGAACATGAGTAATACAAAAGAAAAAGAGGCCCCAGTTATCACTCCGACAACTACGCCAACAGAAGATCCGTCAAAGATCAAATTTCCAAAACCGAATGTTTTACCAAAACCTCAGGCATAAATTTGGTTATTAAATTTTTTTTGCTTATCTTTGCCCTATAAATAAAAATATAGGGCTTTTTTATGGAAAAAACTGAAAGACAATCGAATATCGACCTAACTGGATATCCTAAGTTGATAAACAACGATATTCTAAACAAAATCGCGAATAGACGCCATCCTATGGCTAAAATGCCGTATTATCACAAGAAAAATGAACCGCAAAAACTTCACGAAGAAGAAATAATTGAGGATCGTTTTAAAAATTTGGTTGATTCATATACTAATACATTTGGTGGTAGTAAAGAACATGTTAATCAAATGCGTGTGATGATGAATGCTGGTGCCAATGGTATGGAAATAATGCGAACTGAAAAACCAAAACGTAAAGAATTGGTTCGATTGGTTGAGCGTATTATGCGAGAAGAATTTAATGTTGGTCGCGATGAGGTTTTATTTGATTTGGAAATTGTTGATGTTGGATCTTGTGATCTTCCAGATGAGATGGACACCGAAAAAGAAATTAACGATGATTTCGAGCAAACAGACAACTTTGATGTTTTAAAGAAAAGGACAATTAATGCTTTTTCACAAGGAGCCGCACTGGCATCACATTACATTTTCCATATGTATAAAGATGATTTTGAAAAAATATGTTCGGACATCACACCAACTTACCAAAGAGCTCTTATAGCGAATGATTTGTTTTACTTCATATTAGATGATAGTAGTCTACAAAATCAACTTTGCAGTGGTGAAAGTGGTGCTAACGCTGGGTACTGCCGTTTAAATTTTGATGGTGATATCCCTGTTATTGAGGCCAAAGCTATTAGCGCACCAATATTATTACATGAAGTCACAAAAGCGCTTATAACATTTTTTTCAATTCCAGGTATCCAAAACATGGATAAAGAAACTATTGATGAAACAGATTATGTGATGGCTGAATTGTGGGATATTCGTTTTGGTACAACACTTTGGGTTAATTTTCACTCTCTTATTGATGAGAAAGACTACGACATCAAAAAATTAATTATAGTTGAGGTATTTAAAATGGATTCGGAGATGTTCGTTAAGGACTTTATGTACAATGTCATGAATAAACCCGAATTAGCTAAAAAAGAGATTGATTTCATGGTTAAAAAAATCAGAAATAAAATCACGGAATACCAATTTGAAAAGGATTCTGACGGTATTGACTTGTCCGATTTGGGTATTTTCTAAAATAAAAGTATTTATATGAAAATACTTTGTGAATATAACAGATAAAAGACAACTATTATTAGAGTACACAAAATGTGCTAAAGACCCTTCTTATGCAATTGAAAGTTACTTTGAAACTTTTGATAAAACACAAGAGGGTTTTGTGCCATTTAAATTATTTGATAAACAAAAGTTATTAATTAGTAATTACGAAAGTAATCGATTTAATTTAGTTTTAAAATACAGACAAGCTGGTATCTCAACGGTAACTGCTGCATACGCTGCGGTAAAAACAGCTTTTGCTATTTCAGATAACCCAGAAAGGGTTCTTATACTGGCGAACAAACAAGAAACCGCTGTTGAATTCTTAAATAAGATAACAGGTTTTATCAAACAACTACCCGATTGGACTAATATCACATTTGATAAGGCTTCCCAAAAACATGTTAAACTATCAAATGGTTCGGAATTAAAAGCGGTAGCGACATCAACAGATGCTTTACGTGGTTATACACCAACAATAATGATTTTGGATGAGGCTGCGTTTATCGAGGGTGGTCAGGCTTTATGGTCAGCGTGTTTAGCGGCGATTGGTACAGGTGGTAAAGCGTTTTTAATATCAACACCAAACGGTCTGGATGAGATTTACTATGAGGCGTATGAGGGTGCTATAAACGCAACAAATAAATTTAAAGTAACGCACTTAAAATGGTGGCAAGACCCACGATTTAATAAAGATCTTCGTTTGATTAAAACGAACGATATTGTAAACTGGATTCAAAAACCAGAAACTGAAAAAGATGAACACATTATTGAAAGTGCGATTGATCTGCATTATGATGTGATTTTAAAGTTCATAGAAGATGGTTATAAACCACATTCAACATGGTATGAAAATATGTGCCGTGATATGAACCTAAATAAGCGAATGATTAATCAGGAGTTGGAATGTGCTTTTATTGGTTCTGGTGATAATGTTATTGAGGGTGAGGTATTGCGAAAACAAGAAGAAATTAACGTTATAGAGCCATCATTCAAAGATAGGGAGTGGGATAATAATGTGTGGGTTTGGAAGATGCCACAGAAAGGACATAGGTATATTTTAGCATTGGATGTATCTCGTGGTGATTCCGAAGATGCGACTGGTATGTGTATTATTGACTACGATACATATGAACAGGTTTTAGAGTATCACGGAAAGGTTCCACCTGACATTGCGGCCCAACTTGTCGATCATTACGGTAGAATGTATAATGCGTTATCAACTTTTGATATAACTGGTGGTATGGGTATTGCTGCAACATCTAAGTTGAAGGAAATGAACTACCCAAAATCGTTACTACATTATGATAATTTAAACGATGATGCTTTTTATATACCACCACCAGATGCGGTACCTGGAATCAATTTTGCGTCAAAAAATAGAAGAAGTCAAATTGTGGCTGCATTAGAAGAGGCTGTATCTAGGGGTGATTTTAAAATACGAAGTGAAAGATTGATAGCCGAACTTAAGAAGTTTATATACAAAAACGGAAAACCAGACCATATGAAAGGATCTCACGATGATCTTATTATGGCTTTGGGTATGTGTTTATTTGTAGCTAATACATCATTTAAAAAGCTACAAGAGTCTGATAGCATGACAAAAGCTATGTTGGATAGCTGGAGAACGAATATTAATACAACTCCGACAAAAAGCAGCTATTTATTAGAAGATACAATAAAATCAACACCACAAGACGGTAAAGTTTACAATAAAAGAGAAATTAACGACAATATTTTACAAAATACACGTGACTTTTCCTGGCTTTTTGGTAATATTAATAAATAATCATTGTGGCTAATAAAAAAACAGTTATATCAAAAATAAACGCTACTGGCGCAATGCGTCAAAGCAAACCTGGTATAAAAACAAATGATAAAATTAGCGGTAGAGCATTAAAAAAAGCTTATTGTTCTATCGACAATGATAGTATAACCACTTATGTCCAAAAAAAAGAATGGGTTATAAGTTTAAACGATTACCTATTTCCACCTTATGTGGAATGTGAATACGTAGCATAATATGGCAGAAAAATTAACAGTATTTCAAAGACTAGGTCGAGTGTTGGGATCCCAAAGTGGTGATCCAGCATATATTATTGACCCAAAATCCTTCGCTAATTTAGATGCGAAAGAATTAGAACAAAAAAAATTAGAGGCCCAACAAACCTACTATCTACAAAATCAGTGGAAAAAAATAGATAATGAGCTTTACCAAAAAGCTGTATATTACGAACCAACAAGAATGGCGTCATATTTTGATTATGAAGCCATGGAGTATACACCAGAAATAGCAGCCGCATTAGATATTTTTGCTGACGAGGCGACAACCTCAAACGAAAGTGGTAAAATATTAAGCATTTATTCGGATAGTACCCGAATTAAGAATGAATTAGTTGACCTTTTTGAGAATGTATTGGACATAAATACCAATTTAACATCTTGGGCTAGAAATTTATGTAAATATGGTGATAACTTTGTTTACAATAAGATCGTACCTAAAAAGGGTATTGTTGGTTGTGTTCAATTACCAAATATTGAAATAACAAGAACAGAACCAGGTTTTGTTCCTGTTAGAAATTTAGATCAATATCAAGAGGAAAACGCTATTCAGTTTCATTGGAAAGATAAGAATATAGATTTTAATTCATTTGAGGTTTCCCATTTCAGATTATTGGGTGATGATAGAAAATTACCATATGGTACATCAATGCTTGAAAAAGTTAGGAGAATTTGGAAACAATTATTACTTTCTGAAGATGCGATGTTGGTTTATCGTGTTACCAGAGCCCCAGAAAGAAGGGTTTACAAAATCTTTGTGGGTAACATGGATGATAAGGACGTTGATGGTTATGTTGATAAAATTGCCAATAACTTTAAGAGGATTAATATTGTAAACTCACAGAATGGACAGCAAGATACAAGATATAATCCTTTGGCGGTTGACCAAGATTATTTTATTCCAGTAAGAGACCCAGCATTAACGATGCCCATTGAAACTCTACCTGGTGCACAAAATTTATCTGAAATTGCTGATATTGAATATATCCAGAAAAAAATGTTAGCGGCTCTTAGAGTACCTAAAGCATTTTTAGGTTTTGATGAAGCAACTGGTGAAGGTAAAAACTTAGCCATACTTGATATTCGTTTTGCTAGAGCGGTACATAGAATACAAAAAGCTCTTATTCAAGAGTTAAATAAGATGGCGATTATTCATCTTTACCTTAAAGGTTATGAAGATGATTTAAATAATTTCACATTATCATTAACAACACCATCAACACAAGCGGACATCCTTAAAGTACAAAACTGGAAGGAAAAAATTCAGCTATATCGCGATGCGGTATCTGATGCTGGAAACGGGTATGGTGCAGTATCGATGACATGGGCCAAAAAAGAAATACTCGGTATGTCAGAAGAGGACATCAAACTTGATATTCAAAGACAAGCTGTTGAAAAAGCGGGTGGCGAAGAAATTAAAATGTTGGCTGAGACGATTAAACAAACTGGACTATTCAGGGAAATCTATAAAGCTTACAAGATTAATCCAGATAATATGACAGCTGGTGGTGCAACTGGAGCAGCTGGGGCTGAAGCTGGGGCTGAATTAAGTGCTGCTATCGGTGGTGGTGGCGGAGCTGAAGGTGGTTTAGGTACCGACTTTACAGCACCATTGGAAACACCAGAAGCGGGGGCTGAGGTTGGAGCTGAAGCTGGGGCTGAAACAGGGGCTGAAGCTGGAGCTGAAACTGAAACCGCACCAGAAGAAACTTTAGCTGAAAGATCTAAAAGATACATGGATAAAAGACGTAGTAACATTACCGAAACCATAAACAAAAGTATCGCTGAGATAGATAAAATATTAAAAGACTAAATTTAACCAATAATTCAAATATTTATCTAAAAATAGAAAATCATGTTTGGAGTTATAAAAGAAAATATTTTAGGTAAGTTAGAAAAAACTTATACTGATGGTGATGTGACTTCTTTTAAAAAAGAATTTAATCGTTACATTAAAACAATAAAAGAAAACAAAGACCTTAAAGAATTTTATGAGGTTTACGATTTGTTTAAACAAGTTAATTTTGATGATATCGATATCGCAAAAGAATTTGTTGAAGAATCCATTAGCTATCTAAAGCAATTTAACAAATCTGAGGTTGATAAATTAACCGAACTTACCGAAAGTTTACATAAATTAAATGAGAAAACAATTGAATTTAAATTAGATCAGTTAATTTTTAACGAAAACATTTCTTTAAAAGAAAAAGCTCAGTACAAAGTTGAGCTAATCAAGCAGATCACCAAAAAAGAAAACACAAAAATTGATTATAAAGATAGTTTCGAAGCTCTACATAAAAAAATAAATGAAAATGTTTCGAAACTAAATACAGAGCAAACACAAGCGCTCGAATTGTTCATTGAAAATGATGTAAACAAGATTAATGATTTTTATCAGAACTTAATTAATGACACAGAAACTATTGTAGAGAATAAAATTTTAAACAGTGAAAACTCTGAGGTTGTTAAGAAATTAGTTGAGGTTAAAAAAAGACTCAATTCTCTTAAAGAAGAAAACCCAACTATAATAGAAATAGAAAAAATCATAAATCTAAAAGAATCGTTCAACTAATTTGTTTTTATCATAATTTTTGTTTATTATTATACTGTTTATTAATAATAAAAATTAGAAAATTATGACAAAAAAATGTTCAGTAAATTTGGTAAAGAGAAAAATCTCTTTAAAAACGACTCCTTTAGAGTCAAGTATGGCACTATTGATGCTTTAAAATTAAATGCTATATACGTGAATATAGAATCCTGGGTTCAACCCAAAGAAATAATAAATTTCGAATCCAATATAAGGTTGACCAGAAAAAGTATAATAAGTGAACTCAGGCAAAAAATTAACCAGGAAATTTTTCATGAAAACTTTATCGTTGACTTAGATTTAAGATCATCTGGTATGATGTTAAACAAAAAAAGCTTTATGTTTATTGAGGTTACTGTTTATCCAAAAAAATTTATAAAGTTTAATTCGGAACAACTAAAAAATGAAATCAAAGATATCGCTGTGTCAGCTATAAACGTTGTTCAAAAAAATAATTTTAATTTCTACTCAAAAAAATAAAACATGGATATAACAGAAGATTTTTTAGATGAGCTTCAAAACGAAGCCGACAAAGAACACATAAACAATATTTTACCTAAAGTCGAATCTTGGGTAACATTAGATAATAAAAATTTCTTTTTTAGCTTTAAGTGTATAGACACAATACCATCGGGTTTATATTCCATGACGTATAACGACCAACAAGGTTTTGGTGTGACTAAAATGGAATATAAAAGTGAAGAATTTTTTCATTTACCGTCATTACCACACGATAAGATAATAGCTGACTTACAAAAATTCTGGGATAATAAAGAAAAATTTATAAAATATAATTTAAACCCAAAACGTGGGATTATTTTACATGGCCACCCAGGTTGCGGTAAAACATCATTAATATATTTGTTAATTGAAGAAATAAAAAAACGAAATGGTTTATCAATTTATTTCGATGTCCCCGAAAATTGGGTTGAAATAGCCAAATTAATTAGAAAAGTTGAAAAAGAAAGGCCCTTATTATGTATTATTGAGGACATAGATTTGGTTATCGCAAAACATGGTGAAGAACCATTCTTAAATTTTCTCGATGGTTTAAATTCAATCAATAATGTTGTTTATGTTGCAACAACAAACAACATTGAAAAAATACCAGACAGAATTAAAGATAGACCATCAAGATTTGATAAAAAGTATGAAATAAAAAAACCAACCGAAAGCGATAGAGCGTTGTATTTTGAAACTAAACTGTTACCAGAAGATAAAAAGAAATACGATTTAAAGAAATTGGTTAAGGATACCAATAATTTTACTATGGCGCATATTAAGGAAGTTTTTATTTCACTTTACATATTAGATAACCCATATGATGAGGTTATAGTACGATTAAAGAAAAGTAAAATTACCGATAACCCAATTGGTTTTAATCTTAATGAAGATTATGACGTTTAATGTGAGTTTTTAATTTACGTTAAGATATTTATATTAAACATTATCCAATGGCATTAAAAATATTAAAGGAAAACGAAGAGGGTTTTGGTATAATCATTGACCACGATGCTGGTTCGATAACAAGGGAAATTAATGAGCAATTCTTAAATGAAAGCACCATTAGCGGTACTGTTGATCTCACAAAACCAATTATATACTATGCAACACTACAAAAATATGGTGTTGAAAATAGAAATGGTAGAATATACCCAGAAGATATCTTAAAGAAGGAAGTTGATCGTTATCGCGATGTTATAAGACGAAACGCTAGTTTTCATGAGCTTGATCACCCACAAGAATCGGTTATATCGTTAAAAGGTGGATCACCTCACAGAATATTAGATATGTTCTGGGAGGGTAATGCTTTAGTGGGTAAACTTGAGATACTTGTTTCGGAAGGGTATAGAAAGAGTGGTATCATATCTTGTCATGGTGATTTAGTGGCAATGTATTTATCTTACGGGATGACTCTTGGTATATCATCAAGGGGTATAGGCTCTCTTAAAAAAATAAATGGTAAAAATGTTGTTCAAAATGATTTTGAACTTATTTGTTGGGATATAGTATCTTCACCATCAACCCCAGGCTCTTATTTATATAAGAACCCAGAGGATTTTTCTAAGTACGATGAGGTTTTACCTGATGCTGAACCACAAAAAATTATAACAACTAAAGAACCCCAGGATGAATTTCTTAGTAAGTTAAGTTCATTTTTGGGTAAATAACTTGGTTTTATAAGTTTCTTTTACTATATTTGTATCAACAAAAAAAAGTAATATGGATAAAAATTTTTATTGGTACACCGTAACAGTACAGTTTGTTGTTGAGGATGAACAAACAGGTAAAATTAAAAAAGTAAAAGAAATTTACTTGGTTAAGGCGGTTTCTATTACAGATGCCGAAACACAAGTAGCTAAAGACTTGGATGGTACGATGTCAGATTACAGAATTCTGACCGCTACGGAGTCAAAAATTATTAGAGTAATTAAACCAGATGACGTTGAAATAAACGGATAATAAATTAAGATTTCTTTTTACTCGTAAAATTCTGTCTATCAAACCCGCCAAACGGCGGGTTTTTTTATTTTATTTCCCGAAAATATTGAACTTTCATAAAATGCGTGATATTTATTATTAGCATTATAGACAAAATAATTTTTTAAAAAAAAAATAATATGAGTAAAACTAGCATTTTAGCTGAAACTCTAGCTGAGATACAGGAAATCAAAGAAGGTATTGAAAAGAACGCAAATCATGTTCTTAGAAGTACTTTAAAAGATGACTTGGAAGCAATCGTTAGAAAAGGCTTAAACGAAGCTGAAGAAGATATTCAGCCAAATGATATGGTTGGTGATGGTGATCCAACCGATCAAGGAAGTGAAATTGCGAATCCAGAAGAAATGCCTTCTGATGAAACAGACATCGACCCAACTGCTGGCGTTGATGCTGGTGAAACAGAAGTGATTGATTTAACACAAGAACCTTTTGAAAAGGTTTCAGATGAGTTTGATCGCATGCAATTAACTGACGAGATCGAAATCGTTAAAACCCCAGAAGGTGGTATTCAAATTAACATTGAACCTACTGGTGCAGAAGCTGGCGCTGAAGAGATGCCTGCTGAAGAACCAGCTCCAGGTGAAGATGAAATTGTTGCTGCTGATGATTTGGGTGCAGAAGCTGGCGCTGAAGAGATGCCTGCTGATGAACCAACCCCAGGGGATGATGATGAAACCATGAAAGAAAATGAAGTTGTGTATGAGATTGAAATTGCAGAGGATGCCGCAATTTCTGAGACTACCGAAGAAGTTAAAGAGGAAGGAACCGAAGAGGTTAAAGAATCTGCTGAGGAAGTTAAAGAAACTGTTGAAGAAACATTAGCTCCAGAAAAAGAAATGGAAGAAGATGTTAAGCATGTTACAGCAAAAGCTCATATGAAACACAACACAGATGAGTTACATGAGAGTTTAGTAGCAACTAGAAAGAAGTTACAAGCTTTAATGACTGAAAATAAAATGAAGTCTCAAGAACTAGAAAATGTTAACGCTTTAGTTGAGGAGTTTAAGAATGCTGAAGTAGAATATAAATCAGCAATTAAAAATCTTAAAGGTCAATTACAAGAAGTTGCATTGTTCACATCAAACTTAACTTACGCTGTTAAATTAATGACTGAAA